ACTGCACGATGGAAAGAACTGATCGCGCATCCGGAACGCCTCGTCCAGATGCAGCGGCGATCTGCCCGCCAGTTTCCGCGCCATCGTGTCCCGACTGATGTGCAGCGCTTTCGCCATCTGGCCGATACCGATATTCCCGCGTGCCATTTCTGCCCGCAGATTTACGTAATAGATGTTGGAATAGTTCATTTGGTTCACCTCCAATCGAATAGATTGCGCGCGCCTTACGACGCGCGCTTGCTGTGCTCCAGCGCCATCGCCAGCCCCTCTGCAAAGGCGCAAAGCTGCGCCTTCTGCATCTCGTTCATGCTCTGCATCATGGCCGCCAGCCGCTCGATTGTTTTCCGCTCATTTTTTGTAAGCATTTTGTTCACCTCCTTGCGTTGCTCCGTGTCGTCGGACACGGGCGTTTGTGTTTATATACACATAATACAGCCGCCAGTTGAGCTTGTCAACACATTTTTACGCAAATTCTGTGATTTTTTGTGTTGACATACTCATGCAAGCGTGATAGATTATTGTCATCGTCAGGAGGTGATACTACGAATAGCAGAATTAAAGAAGTTCGGAAAGCGAAAGGGCTTTCGCAAGCCGCGTTCGGCGCACCGTTCGGCGCAAACAGAGACATGATTAACAATGTGGAAAACGGCAGAGCTGCGGTTTCCGATATTATGATTGCGTCCATCTGCCGCACTTACGGAGTGAATGAGCGCTGGCTGCGCACCGGTGAGGGCGAGATGTTCGTGCAGATCTCGCGCGACGAGGAGGTCATGGCCTTCGTCGGCGATGTCATGCGCGGCGAAGAGGATAATTTCCGCCGCCGCTTCCTGCTTGCGCTGTCGCGGCTGCCGGAGGAGCGCTGGGCGGATATTGAGGCGTTCGCCCTCCAGATCGCCGAAGAAAACAAAAAAGCGGATCAGGATTGATTTCCTGATCCGCTTTGCTTTGCGTGCGTTTGTTTGTCTTTGCGTGCGTTTTTCCGGTGTTTTGCCGGTGTTTTTCTTTTTCACGCGGCAGTGCGCAGAAATTTCAGCGTCAGCCGCAGCTCCCGCTCGCCGGCCGCTTCCAGCAGCCGCTCGATTTCGCGCCGTAAGTACGCCCTCCATTCCGTTTCCGTCACAGCTCTCCCTCCCATAGTTCTTCCACAGTCGTTCCCAGCGCCCGCGCGATCCGAATGGCGAGGCGGACGTTTGGAATGCTCTTGCCCCTCTCAACGTCGCACAGCGTGCTTGTCCCACACCCCACCTTTCCGGCCAGCCACCGCAGGCTGACGCCTTTGTATTCTCTATACTCCCGTACATTGTTTTTCATCCTCGCCATAATCCTACCACATTTTTCGGCTGCGTGTTGAAAACGTTCGGTATTCCGAACGTTTTTTGCTAACTTATTGCAATACTGCCCGAAATATGCTATTTTTCAATTATCAGCCGTGTGTCTATGTTGCCACATGACAGAAGGATGATACATAAACAGCTGAAGGAAGAACAGAAACGAGGGATTGATTGTGAAGAACAAGCAAAAGCTTGACGGGCTGCAGTGGATCGGAGTCATATGCTTTTCGTTGGCATTTCCGGTTTTCATGATAGGCGTTATAAACGACACGGTCGGATTCGCTGTGGATGGTATACTTCTTGTCGGCAGCGGCGCTGCTCTTTTTTTGGCGTCTAAGCGAAGAAAAACAAAGATGTACTCAACGGTTCAAGATCTGATTGCAAAAGCGCAGGCGTCTACAGAATTGGCGAACGAGGCTGACGACATCGAAACGTTTTTGTCCTACTATCATTCCATACTGTCCGAAACACATGAATTGATTGCATTTGAAGATCGTGTGCCATTCACTTTGAAACCATCTATTCAGTACGACATTTTCGTCAATAACAAGCAATGGCACACAAGAGATGCTATCGAACGGCATTACAACAGCGTAAAAAAAGCGGCGAAAACAACATACAGAAACAGCCGCAGCCATGTAGAGAGCCTATGCCGCATATTTGCAGATGAAATTGAAAAACACAAAAACGAATTCGATGATGAGACCATGGAATTTGCGATTAAACTACGCAACCAGTTATTTGCGGAATGCGGTGTTATAAACACATATGCAGCTGCTGACGGCACGGTTCGTTGCGAAGGCACGATGTCAGGCATCGACATTTCTGAAACCGACGGTATGGAAGGCCATGAATTTGAAAACTATTGCGCTGAGCTGCTGCGAAAAAACGGCTTTGTCAACGTGTCTGTGACACCTGGTTCTGGAGACCAGGGTGTTGATGTGATTGCCGAAAAAGAAGGCGTGCGCTATGCCGTCCAGTGTAAATGCTATTCTTCCGCGCTGGGGAACACGCCAGTGCAGGAAGTGTGCGCCGGTAAAAGCATGTACAACTGCCATGTTGGTGTTGTGATGACAAATAATTATTTTACCGCCGGTGCAAAGCAACTGGCCGAAAAGAACGGCATCTTGCTGTGGGATCGCGATAAGCTACAGCAGATGATCGACAGCGCGATCGGCGAAGAAAGCGCCGTGTGAGGAGGCGTGGCACGCATGCAAACAGAAATCTATAGCGTCATGTACCGCCTGGTCCACAAATACGGCTGGAATTGGGGTCTCACGCGCGGCCTCATCAATCGCCGGTTCGGCACGAACTACACCGCCGATGAGCTGAAAGAGCTGTACAGGCGGCATTTCCTGACTAAGGGAGAATGAAGCGCCGTAAGGCAAATCTATGCCAAAAATGTAAACATTTTATTCTATCCGCGAATTTTTTTATCATTTCTATTGATATTATTCTCTAAAAGTAATATTATTGCGCTGAGGTACATAGAATGAAAAGAGAAGAAGTGCTATCCTGGCTATGCAGCATACTCGGTGAACTTCTGTATACTCGTGAATTTTATCAAGAGTTGGTCGAGCTGATTGCCGAAACCGGTATTGAAGGAAAGTTTTTCACTACATTTGTCCGGCAGCTACGAATGCTGACGTTGCTCGGTGCGCAAGCAGTACAGTCTAAAGAGTTTGAGTCCATCGGCAACGGCCTGTTCAGTATGCACCTTACAGGCAACGGGTACAACATACGAGTGTTGTATTCGTTCCTGCAAAACCAACAGCCGATTCTTTTGTTATCCTTCTACGAGCGTGGAGGAAAGCGGAAGACCGACTACACCAAGTATATCGAGCCGGCAAAAGCACGCCTCGAAGAAGCCAGAAAGGGAGATAACCATGAAAACGCCTAACACCTACGCACTACTGGATGCGCTTTCAAAATCCATGTCCCCGGCCGCAATCATGCTCGCAGGACTGCAGGGAGCAATCGCCGCGGAGATTTGCAAAAAACGCTTTGATCTCCACATGAATCAAAAAGAATTCGCCGACTATATGGGCGTGTCTCAAAGCACCGTGTCAAAATGGGAGAAGGGCGAGACAAACTTCACGCTCAATACACTTTCCCAGATCGCTGATAAGCTGCAAATCCCAATGCAATGCCCGTTTGTCACTACTGCTCCGCCGCACTATAATCAGGGGCAAATCTTTCGTTTTGACGATTACAGACCGTGCGAATGGCACGTCGAATCTTCCAACAACGCAGAGTTTAAAACTCTGGATGACGCGGATGAATTGATGCAAATGTAATAATGGAGGTAGCTATGTATCAGTACACAAACGGCTTTAGCTGTGCTCTCAGCGGAAATGGCAACGAATTTGTGCTTTGCTTCGCACAACAGTGTCCCAGTTTCGACAGCACAGATAAACTCGGCAAAATCACTAAAGAGCCTGTCGCCTCTCTTATTATGAGCGCCGACAAGGCCAAAGAGCTTGCACGCGCTATCGAAACGCTTTGCAGCGCCGTCCTGCCAGGTGAAGATGCAATTCCCACGGTACCGGATATCAAATAAGAAATAAGAATTGCCCCGGTGCAGCGCACCGGGGCAATATGCAAACGCGAAAGTTTAGTTCTGTTTCATGAATTTTTCATCCAGAAGGTTCAAGTCCATTTCAAAACAGTTTTCCCGCCCCCGCTTTGTCTGGATCAGCAGCCCTTGATCTCTTACATTATCCAGCAGCTTCCGGAGCGTTCCATAGCTGACGCCGCAAACCTCCTGCAGCTCGGCAGTAGATATTCCGTCCTCCGAAAACAGTGCTGCCCTAACGAGAAAAATGTAGAGCATGTGCATTTTTTCGTTTTCACTCTCCGGAAAAGTGCCCACCAGCTTCTCATACCGACCCAACAGAATTTTCCGTCTCTGCAACCCATCTACAAGTTCCTGCATGGCTTTCAAGAGCATTTCCAACATCATCAACAGGAACGGCGTCAAATCGCCAAGATTGCGCGGATCATTGCAGACCCGAAACGCTTCATAATAGTCCTTGATGTTTTCTTTCACCGTTTCCGAAATGCGATAGGCACTCAGGCTCTCACATTTCTCCGCAATGCAGTAGCTCAGAATAAACCGACCCAGCCGTCCATTCCCATCATAAAACGGATGGATATACTCAATCATATAATGGAAAATGCAGATCCGAAACAGCCATGGTATGGAATCATCATGCAGAAACGCGAGCGCCTTTTCCATTGCTTCGATAATCTTTCTCTCCGGTGTCAGGCCTGCGTGGATCACTTTCTCTGTTGCGCTGCGAATGGTAGTCTGATCCTTCCGAAAGATTTTTCCATCAGGAGCGTTTTGCGGATCCTCTGCAATGACTTCCTCCAGCACCAGTTCATTGTAAATATTCCGGATATCTTCGCATGATGCCAAAGATACTGACTCACTTTTCGTAAGCTTATTATACTTATTGACAAGCCCGATAAACCGATGACGTTTCCCTTTTGCGGAGGATTGCTCATCGAGTACTGCAAGTGCCTCACCGATTTCTTTCCGGCTGCTGTGTACACCTTCGATCTTGTTTGTAAGGACAATTTCGTCGATCAGGCACTTCTTCCTGTACTGCTGCAGCGCAATCGGCGGCAGATCCTTGCTGATCGAAAGAATCTTCTTGTCGCATGACATGATTTGAAACGCAAGGAGGAACACTTCATTGTTTTCCTCAAAAAATGCCGGTTTTCCCGAAACATCAAAATCTATATGGATAGTAGCTCTTCCGTTCCGCCGGCTGGCATACTCCTGCTGATACAGTTCAGGATCCTTATAATATAATGTCCTTAAAGACTCATAGTTCATGTGAACACCTCTTGCTTTTCAAAATCCTCTTGTTTTGTTCGGTTTGATGCATAATATCATTGTTTAATTGCAAAATCAAGCGCTTTTTGTAATTAAACATTTATCCGTGCTATTATCTTTATAAATGTCCGCATATTTTGTTTTTATACAAAACCGCCCCGGTGCTGCAGCACCAGGACAGTAGATTTGTTGTCGATATTCTGGACACGCAAAATAATGCACACCTTTACTTCTATTTTATGACGCTTTTTCTGGATTGTAAATATCCGATTGCACAAATTTCCCACTATGCAAGAACCCAACAGGAGGATGCCTATGGCAAGAAAAAGGACAAAATACACGCTGCGCAAAGACGGACGCATTGTCTTGTCTGACACCATCAATGGCGAGCGAAAGTATTTCTATGGGAAAACCGACAAAGAAGTCG